ATTACACTCTTACGATTTTTGTTACTGTCGACCTTTCGGCGGTTGTCTCTGATTGTTTTGATTTTTTCCCGCTTAACTATTTCGGTATCTTTTATCTTTTTGCCCTTAATCATTCGATAAATCAATTCTGTTATTTCGTCGTTATTATAACCGCCTATTGACGGGCATACCCAATTACTAAAGCCTTCGTATTGGATACTATTATCTATGTCGAAACGGTTAAAGAAAAAACCGATTACCTTTTTATTTAACATTAGGGCTAAATATGTAAGCGGTGTATCGCCGCAAGCTAAAACGGTTTCGCACTCTAAAAGGCTATCTATATCCCTTTCGATATTCTTAAAGTCGTAGCCTTCGATTATCGTAGCGCCTACCCTTTCGCCTAAGTTGTCAGCCAAAAAAGGCAAGCTGTTAATTTTATCTAAGCCATTTTTAATTATTACTACGCCCTTCCCTTTGTCGCCTGTATTAAGCTTAAAATAGTTTTGAGCCTTATCTTTTTCAATGTCCTTTTCGCCCGACTCTGTAATGTATTGGTCCTTCATGTAAATAGACTCTAGGGCCATTTGTTGGCGGGGTATAATAATTTTCATATAATTATTATTGAATTTAGGTTGTAACTCGTTAAGATTAAAATCTCTGTAATATTTTATTTTATCGTTTCGATGGGTTACAATATTTATATTATTCCAAATTCGCTTATCGCAAATTAAAAGCCCTGTATAAATGTCGGGACATTGTACATTAATATTACAAGTTGGGTAGCCTTTAATAATCTTATATAGGGCGCTTATAGCCCCTTGAAATTTAATAAAATCGACTGGCATAACTATATATATATGGGGGGCGTTATCACTTCGCGCCGTTTGCTTCCCGTCGTCTAATGTCATACCATTAACACCCAATACCATTGATAGATAACTATCATTGATATAACTAGGGACACCCTTAATAAAAGGTATATGTGCATTATGCATATTAATAGATATTTGGTTAGAATCGCCTTTATAATTTACTATTGGCATTTTATTAAATCCTTTTTGTATAAGGACGGCCCCCGATGGTAAGAAGGCCGCCCCGTTGGTTTGGTGTTTTGTGGGTTAATTTACTAAATAATCAGTATTACGCCCACCACCCCGCAATCTCAGCCGCAATATATGTTTCAATACCAGCTTGGTTAGTTAATTGCATTTGATGGACATTACGAATAATGTTACCCTCTTCGTCTTGTACGTTGTAAAACCAAGGACTAGAGGCAGTCGTAGCCGTTGTCGTAGCGGCTGGGCTTGTTGTATGCGCCCAACCTAATACGCTTCGGGTTGTACTCCCTGAGTCACTTACCGCCGACGTTGCGAAAGTAAGCGTTTGGTCCATAAACTTAGTTACGCCGCCTTCGGTTTGTGGTATAACCACAACGTCAACGATAGTATAACTTTTATGATCTATATTCATATTATCAGCCGCCGCCGACGCTGGGAAGTCGCCTAAGTTAAAAACGACTTGCCCCGCCTCAAATAGTGGCCGATCGTCGGCCCCACTGTAAGGAGTGGACGCGCCGCCTATCCCAAAAGCTTCTTCTAAGTCAGTTGCTATAATAGCCGCCATAATTATTACCTCTTTATCGGGGCCGCTATTAACGACCCCTTTTTAATTTTTGTATCTTAGGTTTTAGGTTCTATCGATCATGATATAACCGTAGTTCTTTTGATCCTGGGCTAACGTAGTAAAGCCACTATCGGGGGTTGCCTCAGCCATAAGCCTAACAACCGCGTAATCGTCGCCCGACAAGTTAACCGCTCGGTCTTCGGGTTTAAGTAGACCCGCGTACATAGCGATCTCAGCGTCGCGCCCGTCGACTAATGTACTTTGGATTAATAACCCTTGTTCGGTTAAAACTGGGGCGTCAGATCCAATGTGGTGCAAGTCGATTGTTTTAGCACTCGGCGTAGTTACCGCGTAGCTTGCTTGTGTGTTAAGGTTGAATAGCGTTCCTAGCGTAGTGCTATCGAATTCATATACGTCGCCCTCAATTGTAAAGCCTAACCTAATAGGGTCAGTTCTAAACAGTTTCGCGGGGGTTGTAACTTCAGCGCGTACATACTCGGCGGGTAGGTTAATAACCTGAGTACCCCGTTTAATAGAGCCTAATACCGACCCTGTAAACTTAGAGCTAGGAAAAGCCGCGTCAGTTCCGATAGTTTCGGGGCTTGCCCACGACCCTAGCGACGTAATACCGCCCTTTAGCCATAAATTACTTTTATTTACTGCCATAATGTTTTACCTCTTAAATAATATTATTGAAAACCTGGCCTTATTTCAGTATCGTTATTACGCCATCCAGCGAATTCCCGATACTCCCTTATATATTCTAGCCTAAATTCACGGCCTACGCCGTAAAATTGAAAGGATTGTTTATTAGGGCGGACATCAAAGTCCTTGAATGTAATTGGTAGTTTTAACCCGTCCACCGTTTGATTAACCTGTTTATCCTTTCTTAATAAATCGTATACCTTTTCATAAATTGCAAAGGGACTAAATTTATCATTGCCCCAGCTTATATCGGCCTTAGTCGATCTAAATAATAACTTTACCATTACCCTAAGATTTTCTTGGCTCGAATCAGTTTCGCGCCCTTCAATTTCATCACCACCTAAAGACCAAATAAAACAAGCGGGGTATTTAATCGAATTATAATTATAAGCTATCCAACCATCGGGCCTTACTTCGCAAGTCTCTAAGGGCTTTAGCTCAGTCGGGCGGCTTGTCTTACTTAATAATTCGTCGGCTATAAGGGCCTTTAACCCATTTAATAAATTATGCACTATCAAAGCCCTTTTCAAAAGTTTCGTCTATAGCGTCAGTATGCTCGCCGACGACTAAAAACATGTGTTCCCTGTCCCTATTATCTAAGCCGCCTTCGTTTTGGGTTTGTCCATAATCTAAGCGGCTACCCGTTACAAATTCAAAGCCGTCGTTATTCTCAGCCGTTTCTAACAATTGGAAACTATTATAAAGCGCGTCCGTATCCCTTAACGGTGGCTTATCAGCCCCGCTAATATGGCTACTTAAATAAAGGCTTTGCGGCCCTGTTAAAAAACCGCTTACTATTTCAGGGTCGGGCCATGTTTCCCGCACCCTTAGCCAAAAAACGGGCACGCTTTCCCATTCGCCCTCATCGCGGTTTGCCCCGTAACTATTAATATTATCCTGAATAAACCCAGGTATTAACTCCGAAGCTTTTTTTAAGCCCTTTTCTGTGCTTTCCTTAATATCAGATTCAAAAAAGGCTATAACGCTGTTTAAGTCGCTTTCGTTAAATCCTATTTTGAAACTCATATTAATTAGTGCTCGTTACTATGCCAGTGTATCCAATACGCGGGCCGTTTCCATATACCTCTTCGATAGGCGTAGGTAATCCTGGCTTAATTTTAATATTGGTAACGCCCCCGATAACATCAATAACATTATCTAAGTCGTCAAGTAAACAGCCCTGAGCCGCTAAGCTTAGCCACCGATTATATTCAGCCCATAAATAATCTAATTGCTTTTGGTCGCCTAGCTGGTATTTTTGTAACATAATAATAGCCGTTCTAATGGCTACAATTTCCATAATGCTAACATATACAGGGTCAGGGAATAGGCTTAAATCAAAGATACTTTTAAGGTCATGCTTAACCATTAAAGTAGCTTCCTCTATATGTCTATCGAACCGATTGCTATCTATAACGCCTAATTCAGAGTCATTCAAAAAGCCTGGGGCTTGGTCAATAACTAAACTTTGAGTTGTCCATTTATCGGCCATTATTTACCCCAGTCTATCAAATCGTAATTATTTTGATATGCTTCGCTTTGGTAAGTAAATGTTAAAATCCTTTTAGACCATTTACCCCGCTTAATGTATTTTTCTGCAATGTCTTTTTTAGCGTCTATAACTTTGCCCGCGTCGTCGTATACTTTAACGGTTGCCATTTCTTCGCGTTTTTCGATTACCTTTTCGGCTTCGGTCTGTGCTTTAATGCCTACCCGTTTAATTTCGTTGTCTCTAAGCTTTTTATAGTCGCTAGTCATTGCTTAATTATCCTTACTTTTTGGGGCCTTATTAGGTTTCCCGCTTGCGATAGCTTCGTATTCTTTAGCGTCTAAAACCATTCCAACGCTTGAAAGTTGGTTAGCTGCCTTAGCTTTGTAAATTTCGTATTGCGTACGCTTATCCAATACCCTTTTACCTAAAACCGCGCCTTTATCGGCGTGCTTAAAGGCTTCATCTTCAGTCCCTTCAAAATATACGGGTACTTTATTAGGCTTATCTTTAAGCATTAAGCCGTAGGGGTGTAGGCCGTTCGAGTTAGCCTTAGCCGCTATCATTAAAAATTGATTACTTTCGGGTTTAGGATAGATTTTTATATCAATGTCCATTATTAAATCCTTTGATTGTGGGGCGCTTTTGCACGCCCCTTTTATTTTGCTTTTTAGTTAGCTACTTTTAAGAAAAATTCGGGCCTTGTTGGGTATACGTTTTCATACGTTGAACCCGTAAAGATTAATTTTTCATGTTTGTACGCGTCAGTACCCGCTACGTCGCCTTCAATATCAATTGAATAAGGGCTAAACCCTTCCTTTGATAAATGAATATAAGGCTTAACGTTAGCATTACTGAATACTAAATACCAGTCGTCTACGTCGGTTAATTCAGGCGCTACGATCACTTCCATAATTCCCTTAAAGAAGTTATCGGCCTCACCTGAGCCGCCAGGGACATAAGTATTATTAACAAATTCCAAAGCGGTTTTTTCCAAGTCAGGGGGCACAATTAGCTTATTAGGCATAATATTCAACGGTCTAGCCGCGCCCGCGTCCGATGGAAAACGCATCATAATAACGCGCATAGCTTGCAAGTTAGTTGCGTTTAATACGCCCGCTTGTAAGTTGTCGAACGTAGTACCGCCTTTTGGGTGTGCGTTAGCGAAAAGATTCTCGCCGTCATACATTAAAAAGCTAGACGTATCCCCACTTCTTAAAGATTCGAGTATTAAATCCCTTTGCAATAACGCGGCCCCACTTCCTAAGTCCATAGCCCGCGCCATAATTTGCCCCAAACGGTCGGCTTTTACATCGTGCTTGGATACTTCGAAGCCGTCTTCCCATTTCTTTACGGGAATCTCATGAGTACCGCCTAAAAGTGTACGTATTTTAATAGGGTTGTGTTTAGCCCCTTCGCTCAGCCCTACGACGCTTTCCATAAAAGGCAAGTCTACCTTATCTTGGTCAGTCGTTTCGGCCATTGTCATATCTCTAAGATTATTAGTCGCGTTAGCCATGTCAAATATTTCGTTATATTTGTAGTCAATCGCGCCGCTAACCTTAAGGTATAATTCGTTTATTTGTTGGTTAGTTAAATTTATCGCCATTTTATTTTACTCCTATGCTATTGGGTCAATTCTGACCGTTGCGGTATTTGTAGTTACATACTGAGTAACGACCCCAACCCTAACGGCCGAAGTAGGCGACAAAGTAAAACTATCGTCAGCCGCACTATATACGGGCTTACCTACGTCGGTAGCCGCTACGCCTGTAATCGTTACGTCTTCTTCCTGACCCCATTCAATAGTAACGGGCTTGTCAGTTGTGGCCGACGCTACGGCGTTGTTATAGTGATTAAAGGCTATGCCTACACATAAATCGGTAGTACCGTTAGAAGTTTTTTTAAGTGCCCCCGTTGAAGCGTCTACAAAGTAAACGCCACCTTGAAAAATTTCAGTGCTGGCGGGTACGTCAAAATTTCGGGTAAAAATCTTACTTTCGCCGTCTACTTTGGTTCGTTTTCTATTTGCTGTTAGTGCCATTATTTAGCCCCCTGTAATCTTTTTTGAGCTTTAACCGCTTCGGTTGCCATTTTTTCGGCCACGTCATCGGATACATTAAGGGAACGACTATACCCTAGTTTCATTTTTTCAAATAAAGCCGTATCGTTTTTATCGGTTCCTTTAGTGTCATCGCTATTTGTTAAAGCGTCGCCCGTTGCTGGGGTTGCTTTTGTAGATCTTAAAAAGTTATCCCTAGCGCGGTCTAGCCCGTGAGCGTTTGCGATTGTGTCAAACAATTCGCGATCCTCAGCTAAAACGCACTCTTTAGCGTGTAAGTCGTTAAAAACTTCGTCGGCTTTTGCTTTTTTCTCAGCCGTTCGAATTTGTTCCTTTTCGAGTCTTTCGCGCTTAAGGTCTTTTCGTAAATCATTGATTTCTTTTTGTAAAAGTCCTCTTTCGTCCATTTCGTCGTCTTCCTCTTTATCCTTTGGGTTATCGTCGGCGCGCTCGTCGTCGGCTTCGTCTTTGGATTGTTCCTTAGACTCGTCGGCTTCGTCGTCGCTTTCGATTTCTTGGCCCTTGTCGGCCAGCTCTCTAATTTTACTAGCCGCTATATCTAAAGCGTCAAGTTCTTCGGATACGTCGGCGCCCGCTTTCTCTTTAATAGAGTCGGCGGCGTTTTCTATTGAGCTAGAAATTTCGCGCATAGCGTCGTAATCTTCGGCGGTTATGCGTTCCTTTTCTGCTTTTTCACGCTTATTAAAAAACATGCTCTTTTTACCTCTCAGTAATTTTAATTTTGACTTGGAAAAAGTCTCATTTTTACGGGTTGCTTGAAATTGTTTTAATTTAGAATATTGCTTAGCTAAGCCCGTCGGTAAGTGCATAATGGCGGGCTGGGAAGTACCCAAAAGCGCGAAAGCGTCTAATAATAGCCCTATATCGTCGCCTTTATCGTTAACCGCTTGGTCATCAAATTCGATCGATACATTAGGGAAAAGCCCGTTTTCAACGTCGTCAATAAATGGCTCATTCATTTTGAATGTTGCCCTTATTCCATTGCCAGTTACACCGCTAGGCAATTGGGTTTTAACTAACTCTAGTTTAGTTACTTGCCCCTTTTGTCTTTCGTCGTCGTCGTCGTGGCCTATTTTTACGTTAACTAAATGGTTATTATTTCGCATTAATCGGCGGGTATTGAAAAACATTTCTTTAACATCGTTATCAGAAAAACCAACCTTTCCATCGATGCCAAAGAATTCGTTAATTTCTTCCCTTAGTTTCATGTCGCGGGGTTGCCCCGAAGTAAATATAAGTCTTGTAAATGTATTATTTTTAGGGGTTTTTTCGTCGGACATAATTATATTTATAACTAAATATACCCGAAAAGCCTATACACAATATTAACATTTAATACCTTTATGGTACTAAATGTGTATTTTACTTGGTGAAATTGTATTTATAAACCCTATGAATGAATTTTATATACTCGGCGGGTGTTTTTGTGTTCTTTGCCATATTGCAATCTTTACAGCACGGGGCGCAATTGTCGAACTCGTAGCCCTTTCTAGCTTCCTTTCGGTCTATCCCATTGTGATTAATATGTGTATCGGTTACATACGTCGGCCCTTTGCCTTTGTATCGGTAAACAACGTCTAGGGCTGTTAAGCTATATTCTAAGCCGCAATAATAACACGGCTTAGATATTAGGGTTATATATTGGTTAAGGGTTATACTTACCTTTATTTCGTCGCGCTTGCCCCGTCGTTTAATGTTCTCATGAAATAGCCTTTTATATATGGCTAGTTTTCTGTCTTCATTTATACGCCTACCCTTTCCCGACTAAACCGCGTCGGTTTCGTCTACGGTTTCCTTGCTTACTTTGCCTAATTCGCTTCGCGCTTCGTCTATGTCGATTAAGCCCGCTTTGAATTCTTCCCTTACCCTTTGGCTAACTTTATTTTGGAAGTCTTCGTCGAGTAATTCAAATTTATATTGTGGTATAAAATAATTAGGGTCGGCCAGCCAACTAGGATAATTATATTTTACAATATCCCTAATAACTTGCCTTTGAATATGCGCACTAACCCAAGCCTGGGCATTTTCAGGCCGCGCGGTAAAGCTATCGAATTGCACTTTACCCAAAGCAAAGGACCCCGCCCGCGTATCGGTTACGCCTAAAGTATCGGGAATCCCCAACGTGCGCGTTATTTCTTTGCCGTCTTCCTCTATAGCCTTATCCATTTGGCTAAGTAGTGACGAACTAGCCCGACCGTCTACTAAGCTAAACTTATGTTTGCTTTGCATTTCCTGGGTTTGGGGGTTACGTGAGGCGGGCAAGTGTAAAACGCTTTCGCTTTCCATTTGCTCTATAATGTCGTCGTCGCCCGATGCGTCGGCGGTTCTCTCATGCACTAACGGGGCTATGGTTTGACGGTGTACGAATCGGTTACGGGCTTCCTTATTAGTATTGAATAAGTCGACTTCCTGGCGTACGGCCTCTATTTCGCTTACCCCTAGATAGTTTTCGCCATGCAAAAAAGGCCAGGGCGCAAATAAAAACCGCTCAGGGTGTAAAAATTGCCCCGTCGGGTAATGGAATAAAGCCTCTAGGTTACCCCATTCGTCTACCCAGGGGTGGAAGTCCCAAGGCTTTTTTACCTTAAGGGCTGTTAAGCGCCATTGTCCGTTATCATTTTCCCAAACCTTTTCGGCCACTGAATAGCCGCAAGTAATCGCATATTGGAACCAGCTTTTAACCGCTTGGTCGAATGGTAAGTAATCGTGCTCGAATGTCTTTAACATTTGGCTTATAACTTTGGTAAGTGTTTTATCCCTTTCTTCATACTCAGGGTTATTAATATAATCGTTATCGTCGTCGGGCCTAATAACGGCGTCGACCCAAAAAGTAGCGTCGGTTAATATCCTAAGCCCGTTTTTAATCTTTGGGGTAAATCGCCTTATCCTTTCATATTCCCGCGTAGTATACCCGTTAGCGCTAAGCAAGCCAAAGCCCGACGCGTCGACCGCAAAGCCTGGGGTACTAACGCCCGACCGTGCTATTTCATTATGGATTACGTCATTTTTATCGGCTGGGATTGTTTCGGGGGTAATTAACGGCTGGGTATGACTCGATTTTAATGACCGTTCATTTATGGCTGTTTCTATTTTGTTTATCGTACCCGCCGACGGGGTAACCTTTCCATTTTCTAGTATTGATATATAAGATTGCTTTAAGCCTGTAAGCTTGCTTAATTCCTTCTGAGAAAGCCCCGCCTTTTTTCTGTCGTGTTTTATATTCATGTTATATTATGCCTCTGTTATATTATAATATAATATATGATATTTTTCAAAGGGTGGTTTATGAAAATCATTGCAAGCGATTACGTAACTATTAACATTCATAGTGAGCTAGATAAAATCCCTTTCCCCTATCGGATAGACTGGATAGCCTTAAAAAATAAAGGTAAGTTAGATCTAAAATGGGAAACTAAAACCCTTAGCCCCGTACCTGGCAATAGTTTAGACTTACACTCTAAAGTTATACCCAACCTAATTAAATACCTTAATCAAAACGATTTAATTATCAGGGAATTTGGAATAAACGCGGCTAGTGAATGGGTTAGGGATATGGTTTACATTTGGGATAACTTAGAGCCTGGCGATGGCGTAATGGTTAATAATCAATTTATGGAAAAGCGGGAAACTAGTAAAGACATAGCCCCCCATTTATGGCTTATTGCTTTGGGATTGCCAAAGAAAGGCTTGGTTATTAATTGAAAAATTATACCCTTTATAATGGCGACTCGCTTAAAGAACTGGAAAAGGTAAGCGATAATTCTATAGATTGTATTGTAACCGACCCGCCTTACGGCTATTCCTTCATGGGTAAAGACTGGGATAAAACACTACCTAACCCCGATATATGGAAACAATGTCTTAGGGTTCTTAAGCCTGGGGCTTTCGCCTTTATTATGTCGGCCCCGCGTCAAGACGTGCTTAGCCGTATGATTATCAATTTAGAGAATAGCGGCTTTAACGTCGGTTTTAGTTCTATTTATTGGGCTTATGCATCGGGTTTCCCAAAGGCTCACAATATAGGGAAAAAATTAGAACAATTTAACGGCGCTTACGGTGGCTTCCAACCTAAACCCGCAACGGAAATAATTATAGTAGTAATGAAACCGTTGGATAAAAAAACATTTGTCGATCAATGTTTAGATAATGGGAAGGGTGTTACTTGGTTGGATAATTGTAGGGTGCCATATTTAAGCGATAGTGACAAGGGCGATATTAATAGGTTTAATAATACAAGCGGTGGAAGTTTTATGGCAAGTGACGTTAATAATACATCAGCCGGCGTTAATGGTGGCCGCTTCCCTGCTAACCTTTTGGTTAGTGATAATGTTTTGGATAACGATTTTTCCAAATATTTCGACCTTGACCGATGGCATAAAGAATTAAACATTAAACCAGAAAATAGCACCTTTCCTTATATGATTGTATCTAAGGCGGCTAAGGCTGAGAAAAATAAAGGGGTCGAAGACCTTGAAGGCAATCAACACGATACAGGGGCGCGTACGTATGACGATATATGCGCAAATTGTAAAAAAAAGTTAGTCGGCGATATTCCCCACCGTTGCCAGTGTGAAAACAAAGTAACCGAAAAGCGTATTACTAAGGGGAACTTCCATCCAACCGCGAAGCCTGTTAAATTAATGCAATACCTTATTACATTAGGGAGCCGCAAAGGTGATATAATACTAGATCCTTTTACGGGGTCTGGTAGTACTGGCGTGGCCGCTATTCAATTGGATCGGGAATTCGTAGGCATTGAACTAAGCCCCGACTATATGGAAATAGCAGAAAAGAGAATTAAGGCCCTAGACGATGGCCAGGAAACGATATTTTAATGAATAGATACAAAGTCAGCGACAAAGTAATAATAGTTAAGCCATTGGCTGGCTATGCTAACCGCCGCACTATACAAGCGGGGGTTATCGTTAAGACCGTCGATAATAACGGGGCGTATAGTTACGAAGTCGCTGACGGTAACGGAAAGATATTCGATAAGCCCGACGAAAGGGATATATATTATATCAATGAATTCTTTAGCTTAATTAAATTAGAAATGGGTAAGCTAAAAGTTTAATTATATTATAACCCTAGCGAGCGCGCGGCGTACCTCTATAAGGGTGCTTAGACGCTTAAAGGGTAAGCGTTACAAATTGCCCACCCGCTTAGCTTTTAGGTTAGGCTATTATTAAACCCTTTTTATAATGATAGGCGCTTTAAGCTAAAGCGGGGTTAAATCTCCAAACTAGCAATTACATAGCGTAGCGCGTCTAAAGCGTGGTCGTTAACCTTTTGGCTATCCTCAGGTACTTCGTTACCGCTTTTTAATGTCTTCCACTCATTGACCTGTAATTCATAAATAAGATTTTCACATCGTGGGTGAATGGTAATCTTATCCTGTTTGAAATTCATTTTAACCCGTTCCCGCCCCCATTGCCTATTATTATAACCACCTTCAATATTCCCGCCTAAGTCGTCCATAAGTTGGCCTAACATAGCGCCCCCGCTTGGATCGGCGTAGGTGCAAAGGTATTCTAAGTTATCCCAGCGCCCCTTAATAGCCGTTACGTGCTCAGGAACTAAAAGCTTAGACATATACCATTCATCAAATACAAAGTAATTACCGTCGGCGTCAATGCCAATCCAAAGACATACAAAGGGGTTAGTATATCCAAAATCGATACCCCTGTAAAATTTCCACCCTTCATTAATTTCAAACTCTTTAACGTGTACGTGGCGATCGAACTCGTCATATACTAACCCTTCGTCGGCTGTGTCTAGCCCTAAAATCATTCGTTTATAAGTAGCTTCGGGCATAGTTCGTTTATTTTCGTCTAAGACTTCTTTAGTATAAACCGACGTTTCGGGGGTTGTCTTGATATGAATATATAGATAATTGCCAAATGCGCACTTACCCCGATACACTGTTAAAGGGCCGCTTTCTGTTTTCTTTATATCGGTCGCTATAAACTCAGCGCTATCGAAATTTGAATAGCGACGACTACAAACCCTATGCAAGTGCCCGCCGTTTGAGTCTATAAGCCTTAAATGGGGTATCCCCTGAATTCTGACCCTTTGGTCTAACTCATAAATAAGCTTCTCATTCGTTAAGCTTTCGGCCTGAATAATATAATACCCCGACAAGTTAACCCCCCTAACCCTATCGACCGCGCTTGGTAATTCCCCATATTGTAGGGATATTTTAGCCCCGTTGTAAAGGGTTATAGTATTCCCCATATCACTATATTTATAATGTTTTTCGGGCGCTATGCTTTCCCAGGTCTCCTTAAATACCATTCGTAATTGGTTAAGCGTTTGCATTATAACGAGAATATAAGCCCCAGGGTAGCGGCTTAGATATTCGTATAACTTTAATACCCCGCCCGTTGTTTTAGCAGTACCCGCGCCGCCTTTGGCTACGATTACGCTATTGTCAGGGCTACCTAATAATATTTTCTGCTGGGGGTAAAGCTTCGTCGGGTTGAATAATTGACGGTTCAAAGTTACTTACTACCTTTTCTATTTCTATTTCGTCGCCATGCTCGAATAATTGGGCCTTATAATATTCCCTTTTGGCTTGTATGTATGCTAGCCTTTCCTCTTCCTGAGTGCCTAGCCTTTCTAATATACGATCCTCTACGGCCCTTAATTCCTTTACCGAGTCTAAAAACATTTTATGCGCCACGACGGCGGGCTGTATTTCGTCGCGCCCGTAAAAGTGTAAGGCTTTCTTTTCTGCTTCGTCAAGTAAGGCCCTTATCCTTACATTATCGGGGGTTGGGTTAGGTATTGCTATACTACGGCTACCCTTTCCTGACTCAGCCGAAAAGCTCAAATCACCGTTAGCCGCTTTAATCGTGTTAGCTTTTAACTCGCTTATAGCCTTTTCGTAGTTTGGATATAGTTCTTTTATTTTCTTTTCGACCTTTTTAGGAAAGCCATTTTTTAACCATAGCCTAGACATTTTTTGGAAGCGCTCAGATTTTTTATACTTATCGACCGTCGAGCGGTGTACCTGGTAAGTATCGGAAATCTGTTTAAGTGAGTTGCCACCCAGTAAAGCCGCTACTATGAACGGTTCCTGCCAACTTTGTTCTATTCGACTTTTGCCCTTAACACGACCGCCCGCCATTAATTACCCTTTTCTTCAATTTCTAAAAATTGGTTTAATGCCCGTTTATGCCTAGCCTGGGGTTTTCTTAATCCCTTTTCTATGTTCCAATAGCCCGACTTTGACATATTAACGGCGCGACAAACTTCTTCCTGGGTTAAACCCTTTTCGATACGTCGCTTTTTATAAATGGTCTCTTTTTCTTTGCTTTCGTTTTTCATATCAGTCATAATACCAATGGCCCGATATTTTGGCCCGTTGCCTTGTTAAGGCTGTTAAATCGTCTTGAATTGCTATGCTTATACGGTCGGGGGTTCCGTTATACCCGTTAGTCTTAAGCCTTAACGGGTTACCTAGCTTATCCATAAAAGCCATTTTAACTATAATAGCGTCGTCGCCGCTTCCCTGGTCTATGACCTGAAAAGTACCCGCGTGAAAACCCCAATCAAAATTTTGCCCGACGGGCTGGCCGTCTAACATGTCAAATAAAAGCGTACCCGTTGCTAAGTCGCCGCTACGTATCTCCAACCGCACGCCATTAGCTAGGCCGCCAGCTATACCGCCGTAGTCAGCCGACCCCATAGAGGTATCTATTAATTCAATTGTTAACAATGTTATTTCTAATATTATATCGGAGCCATTTATGGCGTCGTCGGCTTTTGTTACGGTGTCTTTTTTTATAGGCTCTAAAAAGAATTCGACGGGCGTACCCAAAGAGCCTACTATATTTTGCTCAATAGACGCGCCCGACGTTTTTAAGAATTCAGCAACGGGCGCCCCTGAGCCTGGGGAGTGTATCGGGCAACCTTCCTCATTATACAATATTACAGGTAACTGACTTATATTATTAGTCCTTTTAGGGTCTAGGTTAGTTTGGTCGGTTATCGTCGTCGTCGTTGTGCTGTTTTCGGTTTTTCTTCCCATTTCTTATAATCTCCTAAGCAATTCAAACGCCATTTTACAATCGTCTAAGGCGTTATGTGCTCTATACCCTTCGGTTATTACGCCCGCCTTTTGGCAGGCTTTAACTAATTTCATATATTTATTAGTTCGATATTTATTTTGAGCCATTTTCATAACGCAATTTTTAGACGAGTTAATATAATCGTCGTCGTAAAGCCTTATAAGCCCTTCGTCCTCAAAAGCTACCTTTAGAAAAGTTAAATCAAAGGCTGAGTTATAAGCCATAAGCTTAAAACCCTTACCCATAAAATATTTAATATAGCTATGTATAAAAGTTATACCCATTTTGTAATCTAGGCAATGGGATTTATTAATTATATCGTCGCTTATCCCATGTATATACGTCGACTCAGGGGGAATTTTAATGCCAGGGTTAATTAATAAGCTTACCTCAGCATTATAAAGCCCCTGTTTATTGCCATTAACCGCCGCAAATTGTATTACTTTATCGCCCGCCTGAGCCTTTAGCCCAGTCGTTTCTAAGTCGACTATTATATAATTTTGCATTATAACGCTTTACCGCCGTGACGGTGGGGCCGTGTTTTATTATAGGCTAACTTTTCTTTGATAATTACCTCTAAGTCGTAGCCCTTAGATAGCATATAATTATTAATAAGCCCGAAAACCTTAAACAAGCTTTCCCCTGAATAGTCTTCGATTTCCATAGTATAGCCCGTTAGCATATACACAACGTTAATTAAATCCGTTTCGCCAGTATTAACAAATTCAAAGGCCCCGTCTTTATTTATATCAATGCTGTCGCTTTGCCAGTCTAAAAGCCTTATACAATAATCGGCCAGTTCAACCGCTATACCTTCGGGCTTCCCGTTTACGACTCGGTGCATATCGTCGGGGTTATCCCTGTAAGCCTCTACCGCTTCGGATAGCTCCGATATACATAACACGGCTAATTCCTGAGGCGTGCGTGGGCTTTCCCACCAACCCTTAGAAACGGCTATTTCATGGCTTTCTTTTGCTAATTCTCTAACGTTCATTACAAACCCCACCTTTTAGCTGGCGACCTCAGCCAGCCCAGCTTATTGCTTAGCCGCTTATAGCCGCCTTTAACTTTCTTAAATATATTACCCCTGTTTTGTCCGTCGGTTGTAATCGAAACATGCACAAAAGTAGGGTAGCGTATAATTTGATCGTAACGCCCAGGGAAATAATAAGCAATAATCCTTACAATATCCCAGGTAGCTAAATAGACCTTTCTGCCCCTGTTGTCTCTATAATAAATTTTAATATCGCTGGCGGCTTCGTGATCTAAGGCCATGTGCTGACTATGCTTAGAACTCCCAGGGATACGACGGTTAAGCGCCTTACTTCTAAAGCCTGAACTTTGTTCAATCTTATAATCATAGCCCGTTATCGGGTTTAATATTTCGTTAGCCTTGTCGCGGGTGTCTTGGTCTAGCTCAGCCTTTACCCTTATCCAATCTATTTGTTTATCGTCCGGTTGGTTGTTTATACCCCGCCTTATAGCCGTTGGGCTATGGGTATATTCCAGTAAGTTAATATTATCTGTTAATTGCATTAAGCCCACCCAAAAAAATAAACTTATCATACGCGTTATTCATTTATATACTCGCTTAAAATTTCCATCCAATTAGCCCAAAGCTTAGGGCTTACATTATTTAACCCGCGCTCGACTCTAGAAATATGAACCTTACTAACGCCACTATATACGGCTAGCCCGTCTTGACTTATACCCGCCGCTTCGCGTAGGTTCCTTAGTATTTTACCAGGGTTGGAAGGCATTTTATTAATCGGGGCTGACATAATCCCTTCGTACCCTTCCTTAAACTTTTCCCAGGTTGCGTCATGTACAGTCCTAACCCTATCCCAAATTATACCATAAATGGTTTGTATGCCTACGCCTATGGTTTCGGCCATTTCAGGGTAAGTTAAGCCCGTGCGGCTTTTAACCTGTTTAATAACCCGCTTAAGCACTTTTACAGCGTTGTCGGGCGGGAAGTAAGGTAAACTAATCATTAATAACGGCCTCTATGTCGTCTTCAATACTGCTTTCTATCCTGGCCTTTTCTTTTCCCATATCCTGAGCGCCAAAGCCTAAGATCGTAGCGCCCGCGCCTGACTCGACCGTTACGAAGATAGTTTTAATTAATTCTTCGCTCAGCCCTAAAACATGCGCACCAAAGGCCAGTAAAGCCGCGAAGCCAGTACCCATAATAAATATTTTTGTTTTTTTACTTTTGAATAAGTTTTTCCAATCCATTTTTATACTTCCTTTTCAAATTCTTATGCTGTTTAATCCTGGCCATCCAAAGCAACCGCCCCCGCTAATTCTTCCAAATTACCCTTAAAATCAATATCAGGTAAAATAGATTGCGGTTTGAATGTTACAGAATAATGATAAGTAGAAACCTTTTTCCCTGTCAACTGTTCTGCAAAATAAGTTACATTGTCACTAAGCCCAAGAAAATGCTTTTTATACTGACTTGGGCCAGTCTTACAGGTAACTTCAAGCTGGGTGCCTTTATCTTTTACTGAGCACTTCCCGATAATTTCTAACATATAATCGTTCGTTATCCCATTATAAAAAACAACCCTTCGATCTAATTCAAAATTATCGGCGGCGTAACTCAGATTATGCGAAGCTATATCGGCGTCACGCTTACAGCCTATCATTAATCCCAACATTACTATCATTAATAGAATTATTTGTTTAATCATTTAATTTACCCTTCCTTCTTAACCAAATTCCAAACGTCGGCCACGTGGCCCTTAATCCTTTCGTCTTCAAACCCTAGCCGCCTACGATAATCATATATAGCCGCCTGAGCTTGTAATAATTCATTACTTAAATGTACTGCCCTTTGCTCGCTTTTTCTATAACGTTTTTCACTAACCCAAGCCATTAGCCATAAAACAACGGCTAGGGCTAGGATTGTGTAGTAAATTGTCTCAATCATTTTGAGCCCAGCTAGACGCCTTAATAACAACCGCTTTCAAGCCTAAAACCTGACTAGCTCGCATTGCAAATCTGTCGCCTATGTCGTTGTTATTAAGTATGTAATGGGGAACATTACCCAAAATAACACGGTCGGCAACTGTGCACCTAATTAAAGACATTGAGCTATAATTAGAGCTTGTAATATAAACGCGCTCACCAATCCTATATTCATAAATATCTATTTCAGGTTCGTTCTCTTTGGATAAGTTAATAAAACTAAGCTTTTCTATTTCTCCTAATTCCATTACGCTAGCCATCGCATTAACTATGCGCCTGGCAACCTTAGCATTACCCCTTAACAGCCTATCTAAATAACCCTTTGATATGCCTACCTCTTCGCTAAATGTCTTTTTTGACATAGCCGCGTTATCTAGAAAATCTAACACGCACTGTCCGAATTCCGTAGGCTTAACATGTTTACCCATCGTTTAATCCTTTTACCTAAAAAGGTATATCCATATCGTTATTATCCATAAAACCCGCCGCGCCCTGTTGTGGCTTAGGCTGGTTATATGTCGTTTGTTGCTGGGGTTGGCCGTATGCTTGCCCCTGGCCATCGTTGCCCTGTTTATTAGGCGGGTCTAGTAACTTAATATCGTTTACCAGTACACCAACCTTAGAGCGATTAGCCCCCGTGTTTTTGTCCGTCCATGTTTCTTGTTTAATAGAACCAACGATTAAAACATGGCTACCCTTTCGGGCGTATGTCCCTATAAATTCGGCCTTTTGCTTAAACGCCGTACAGTCGAAAAAACTAGCCTTTTCATCTTTGCCCCTGGGGTTATTGGCTACGCCGAAGCTTGTAACCGTCATACCCTGGGCTGTTGTTCTTTGCTCAGGCTCACGGGTTAACCGCCCCTGTAATACTAATTGATTTATATCAAATGCACTCATTTATTATAACTCCTTATGGTCTTCTAATATTCTGCCTTTTATATATTCTAAGGCGTCAGGCAAAGGGCCTATAAAATTATAAACAACGCCCGCCGACTCATACGCGACAATTTTTCCGCTATGCTCATACAATTCAATTTCGTACGAATTCTTAGCATTGTCGCCAGCCTCGCCATTGCCCCAAACGACAACACAATATCTAAAGGGACTATCCATTACTTACCACCCTTAAATAATAAATTACTAGCCATTACATGCACCTTACCGCTATCTACGCCCCTTAATACATAATCCCAGGGGAATAACTTGCGTTTGGTTTTTATAATGCTCAGTATAACAAACCTTTGTTTAGCCTTAACTTCGCCCCGCTTATCAGTAATAAGCATTGCTACCTTATCGCCTTTAGCGTGCTGGGGTTTACTCGTCTTCATTGCCCTTAGGCAGCCCTTTTCGCTTATTATATTTCTGTGTTACACCGCAATTCCATAAACAATCGTCACATATATGGATCACTAAATCACTCTTGATACTCTTAAATGTTTTACCCTTAGGGGGTGCAGTATAATCATAAGGGTCACTTCTCCCATTTTCAGTAGTTCCTATATCGCAAAAAATACAACGTCTATCGCCAATCACAACTAAGCGCCACCCCGTCGCGTGTTTCGACAAAAATACATTTAGTCCCATCGACTTCAATCTTAGCAATGTCCCCACTACTAAACCGCACGACCGAAAGGGTCCTTACCTCAGGCTTAGGTAAGTTAGGCGCCGCTATCTCGGCTTGTATGTCCGTCTGCATTAATACCCGCGCTTCCTGGCCTACCGCCGCGTTAGTCGTAAATACTACGATTGTAATTATAACGGCTAAGGCTATAAGCCCCGCCAGCCAACTAATTAGATTATTGTTATTCATTTTCCTTTCTCCAATTCTTGTTTTATAGCTTTCTTTGTATCCATCCAACCATCCTCTTCAAGTTGTTTATCTGGGATCGTATCAAGCAACATAAGTTGAACCCTACGTACTCGTGCCTCTTCCTCATCAACATTTGTCATTATTTGAGTGGCGGCCCAGACAAGCATTGACAACAACCCAAGTATTACAACCCACAAAAAGATCTCAAGAGCTAATTCATTAATTACCATAAACCGCCACCATAAATAAATTATTATTCATTTTCTTCGTTTCCCTTTTTAGTTTCTTGATACTGTTTATACTCAGCCTCTATAAGCTTTAGTAATTCCTTCTTAAGCCTTTCGGGTTTATATACTAAATGTTCCTGTATATCGCCCGTTATACTAAGATGGATAACAGTACACCCGCCCCCAAATTTAACGCTTTTAACTATTTCGGGCGTAATGACAACTTGAAAGTCGCCTAAAAAGTCAATTCTATGGGTAACGGTATAAACTTCCTGGCCCTTACAAAAATTAGAAGTATAAGTAGTTACGCCGTCGTTTGTTTGCCAGCTCACTACTTCTTACCCCAGGTAGAACTAAAAGTTAAAACAAGCTGAGCGCTTTTATAACTATTATGCCTTATTGTGTTACCGCTTACCTTTTCAGCGCTTACACTTTTCCATTCATCGGGCACTCGTTTAGGAAATTCCTTTTCCCCTACCCTACAAACTGGCCTAAACAGTTTCGCAACCGTACTTAATACCCTATCGTGCTCACTATATAGGCTTAACACCCCGTTAATTTTATTGAAGTGCTTGCCATATTTACGCCGCTTTTTGAAAAGCTTTCGCGTAGCGTCGCCGCCGTGTATAATAATTCTATGTATTAAGCCGCTTTCAATTATTGCCAAAGTTTCCATAGCCACGACCGACCCCATTGAATGGCATTGAATAACAATCTTATGGCCTTCGGGCATAGCGCCCTTAATAGCCGCAATAGCTGAGCGCAAAGCGTGCTTAGCCTTTCGCGCCCGTCTAAAGTCGCTAAGGTAAGACCGCGCCCCTACGTAGCCATTAGACGGCCATATAAAACCGAAAACGTTGTAGTCTTTAGTCTTGTAGTAAGGGGCCATCGAACTATACGCTTTTATTGCGTCGTCGGGGTCGTTAGCGAAACCGTGTATAAATATTACGCTTTGCCCCTTGTCGTTTGGCTGTATAGGGTGGGCGAAATTTATATTATTTTGCTTACCCGCTTTGATTATGTTCATTGTTATTCCTATAGGGCGGGGCTAGGATTCGCACCTAGATTAAGATCGTAACCGATCCTGTTTTACTGTTAAACTATGCCCGCCACAATAAGCCGCTTACCCTGTTTTCAGGAAATGAGTTAGAACTAAGGAGAATTAGTTTAAGGTAAACGGCCCGTTATGTTTTTCGAGCTAAGCAAGCCAACGGCCCGCCGCGCTCCTATGTCGTAATTAGTATTAATATAATACTAATATTAAACTTAAATAAAAATATCGTTTATTTTTTCCCGCGTTGTCATTTTGTCGAATTCTTCCAACCTTAACCGATACATTTCTTTAAGCTCAATATTAAAATCTAACCAGTCAGCCTTACTAATAAGGCCGTCGTCTAAAGCCTTATCTAGTAACCTAGCAAGCTTTATAATTTTAGGGCCAGTATTAAGCGGGCTTAACCCTGGGTTATTGTCTTTTAATTGTTTTAAGTAATCTTCTATTGGTTTCAATGCTTTTCCCCTTTTTAATAATCTGCCCAATTAACATAAGTCGCCTTTTGATTATCCCAGCCTATATCTATTTCGCCCGTTATGCCCTCCCGATTTTTGGCAATAATCACTTTAGCTTTTTCAATACCTGTGCTTATTTTGTCTTCGTCTCGCATATTAGGGCGGTCTAATATAAGTACCTCGTCGCTATCCTGCTCAATCGAGCCGCTATCGCGTAAGTCGTATAATTGACCTTGTCTTTTTTCTTTGCCGACTGATCGATTAAATTGAACGCCGACTATAATATCTATTTCGAACGACATAGCAATTTTTTTTAATCGCGTTGTCAGCGCGGTAACTTTCTCGTATAAAGACCCTTTTTGCCCGCCGATTGTTAACAACCCCAAATAATCGATAAAAATGACGGTTTTTGTGTCGCTTTTGACCCTTGAAAAGAGGCACCCCTCTAGCTTGTCAATGTCGCGCTCGTCGCGTATTTCCAAAGGCAAAGCCGCCAATTTGTCCATGTTTTTTTCGACGGCGCTTTTTGCTATGGGATTTTCGGTTTTTGCGTGAATAGGATCGTGGCCAGTTAAGTATTTTACCGCCCTTCGGCCCATTGCCGTTTTACTCATTTCAAGCGAAAAGTACACAACGTTAACCCCTAAGCTGGCCAGGTGTATAGCATTATTTAACATAAAGGCGGTTTTACCTGTGCCCGTCGTACCCGCTACGCTTATAAGCTTACCGCCAGGAAATGGGATAGGGATAAACTTTTTTAAGTCAGGGTAAGCCCAATGTTCTAACTCGTCTAAGTCTATATCCTTCCAATCGTTGCGGCTTTTGTTTAACTCGGTCATCCAATCCGAAGCAACGGCCAACCCTTGAAATGTTTCGGCTTTGGTTATCGTTTGAGTTATTTCGGCTATCGCTGTTTTGTTGTCGTATCGAAGGGAATTATTTAAGTCATTGGCTAATATTTTTATACCCCTTAAATATCTGTACTCGTCTAGCGTGCTAATATATCCCTTTATTTCGTTAATAGCGTGGCTGTGTTGCGTTATATCGGCTAAATAGGGTAAAGGTACTGGGTTAACTTCGTTAAGCTGTTTAAGGGCGTTATTTATCGTTATTCTCGATATTTCGCTTTTTTCGTTCATCAAATGCTTTAATGCTTTATGTATAGCCTTAGTTTTTGTTTCGGTAAAATGGCTAGGTTTTAGACGGCTGGCCACTTCGATAGCTATATCATTGTTTATTATAGCCGCGCCTAGTATAGCCTTTTCAAGTTCTATATCACTGTTATTATTTTGCTGAGTGTGTAACACGGGTATATCCTTCGGGTGGTGTGTAGTTTGTTACTGAGTCTTCTAGCGGTCTTTCTATGTATCGATAGGGATATGACCTGTCCCATTTTTCGGTCTCGGTCATATCTAGAAATTCTAGCGTTAGGGGTAAGGCTTCTTTTTTGGCTAAGTCTACGTCCATGTTATAGGCTATGTTTAGCTTATGGGTTATCATGTTATGCCAATGGATAAAAACATCGTTAGGCCATTTGGGTTCCCTGTAGTTGCTATAGTCGTGGCGGGTTTTAGCGTCGCGGCTCAGCTTGTCGTAGTGCTTACGTATAAGCGAAGGGGTTGGGAGTGAGCCATCACAAAAGGGCCAGACGCTATATTCGTTTAGATTTAAGTACGACTTGAAAGCCGAGTGTAAGTAAGCGTAATATAAACCCATTGGGTTAACGTCGTCGGTTTTAAGGCATAGTTCATAAATATTCTTAGCCTGTTTAGTTTCGACGGGGTTAAGCTTAGCGGGGTGGGTGCCTATGAAATGTTTGAACGTATCGATATACAACCCAACAAAGTTTTTTTTGTATAAGTCAGTATGTGAAGGGTCATTAAAAATCTTGTTAGGGGTCGGTAAGTCTTCGCCCTTTTTTTGCTCAGGTTTAGGGGTTGGTTTTTTGGTTGGTTTAGGTTTTGTTTTTTGCTCAACTTTTTTAATAGGGGCGGGGTCGATAGATCCCGTATTCTTATTAGTTATATTAGTCTTAGTTATATTAGTCTTAGTTAGTGGTACATTATTGATACTTTCAAAGGTATCATTTATGCTACTTTCAAAGGTTACATTATTGATACTTTCAGTTTTTTTGATAGTTACACTTTCGCTACTTTCAAAGGTATCGTTTATGTTACTTTCAAAAGTATCGCTTTTGTAACTTTCGATTAGGTATAAATTTGAATTTCCTTTATGCTTTTTGGTTGAAATTATACCCTTATTTTTAAGCGTTTTAATGCTTTTCATTACTAGCCGTCTATCCATTTTCGACGCTTTGCTTAATGTCTCGATTGATGGAAAACAGGTATTTTTAACATTGTCTTTGAATTTGTGCAGTACTATTAATATATGTTGGCTGGCTTTGTCAATGTCTAATTCGTGTACCCAGTAAGGGACTTTGTAATATTTATTCATTTTCTAGCCCCTCAACCTTATTATTTAATAAATATTTAGTTCTCCATATACTAATAGTATTAAGTTTCCCCGTTCGACGGTTTATTTTTATAAACCATTCATTCTCAAGCGATTTAAGCCACTTTATTAAAGTGCCCCTTTCTATGCCTGTTCTACTGCTAAGCTCTCTTAACCCTGTCCTAGAGTGCCCCCACTTATCCGCGTCTAAGACCAATGTTATTAGTATATGCTTTTGGTAATGGTTTAGGTTTAGCTTTTGTATAGCCGCTATGTAATCCATATTCCCCTCCAATGGTAGTAATAAATTATAAACTACTATATTAATACGATTTAATAAAAAAGTAAAACAATTTTATTATATTAATCTAAGCCCGCTACGACGACCCCTCCAGTAGAGTAGTCGGGCTATTTTTTCGCCCGTCGGTGTCCCAACTTTCGGCGGGGCTTATTACTTCCTTTTATCCCAACGCTTAAGCGATTCTATACACTCTTCTAAATTCATAACGTTCATTTCTTTTATTTCCCTTACAAGCCCAGCCCTAAACCTAACCCGATATTCTACCCAGTCCTCTAGACTTATAACCGCCTCTATTGTCCCTAAAGCTATGCCTTCGATTGTAATAAAATACGGCCCGTCTAAGACCTCAGTTAAACAATAAACCTTTTGCCCTATCTTATACATAATTCAATCCTTTTAGCTTTTCCATTACTCGCCCCCTACTACTTTTATTTTTATTATGGGGAATATATCTCTTAATGGCCTTTCAAGATGCTCGATAGGTATCAATGATATTAAAAGATCCTTATCGGCCTCAGTCCAGTACTTATAATCTAAACCCTTTAGCCTTGTCAGCTCAGCCGTTATATAGTCTTCGGTTTTCGTATCTATCATTACACACCCCCAACCGTTTCATTATACTCGGCGTTAAGCTCAGCGTTCCTTAGCTCAGCAACCCAGCTTATACACCATTCAAGCTTATCGGCGTCCATATCCTTAGCACTTCGGGGCGGCTCGTTAAACATTTGGATATAATCATTTTTCCATTTAGCTTTATCCTCAGGGGCTAAGCTGTTAACCGCGTCGCGTGCATCGCTTAAAAGCTGGGCGGGTTCGTTGCCTATGGGTAGGGGTGTTTCGTTATGTTTTTTAGACGTTTCGAATACTTCCTTTATAGTTTCCTTTGACGTTTTTAATCCTTCAGGCTCATTTTTAGGCGTTACGTTTTTAGGCTCAGGCTCAGCCATTGGCTTATCGTCGTCTAACTCCCCTTCGACATATACCCCGCCACTAATGGCCAAGTCAGCGCAATGGTATCTAAACCCGTTACTTATAGCCCTAGCGAAAAGCATATTTTTAGGGTACTTAGCCCAGTTACCACCGCTTAAGCCCGCCTTTTTAGCGTCGTCCATAGAGAAAATACTTTCCCCTATGGCTTCCTTTTTACCGTCGACCCTGTAAAATTCTAAATGACATAAGGTTTCATCGTGCTTAATGGCTTTATAGTCATACTTTCCCGACCGCTTAATTAACCCAGCCATTAAGTTAGCGCTTATAACGGGTTTGCCCTTAATAATATGTATACCGCTAGTCGACCCGAAAGGATCGACGCCCAGCATTTGCCCCGCCATAATTTTAACCATAGCTTGCTCAGGGCTTTGTAAGTCGCTAAACAGGCCGCTTTTTTTCATGACTTGGCCTATACTTTGTATTTCTTGAATTTGTAACTGTTTATTCTCCATCGGTTATATTTTCCTTTTCTAATTGTTTTAATAGTCTTATAGCTACTTTTATGGTCATATCCTGAGATTCGACCTTGTAATTATGATACGCCGAAGCGCTTACCCCAGCGCCGTAACATAAATCGATTATACGAAGTTCTAAGTCTTCGCGCCTTTCCTCTATCTCATGAATTAAGTTATTAAGGTCTTTTGCTTTAATCATTTTTAACCCCCTTTTGGCTTTCCTGTACTAAGCCATAATAAGCAATGTTAGCGGCGTCGGCTAAGCCGTCTAAGGGCTTCCCGCTTTTCTTGTTAGCAAAAAGCCGCCCAAAGCGTTGCTCACAATTGGCAATACTTACCCGCTTTATTTCCCTATCGTAATGGAAATGGGGGTATTTAAGCGACTTGTTAAGCTCAGCTTGCCACGCCTTAGGCCCGACTAGGTTTATACTATTGACGTTTCCAATAGTACAACCCGTTACCGCGTTGGCATAGTTAAAACCCTGGCGCCAGTAAACCACGGGCATAACAACCTTACCAAACTTTACAGGCTCAGTATGTTCGATATAGGCCGCCGTTTGGTCACTTTCTAAGACTAGAGACATAATTGTATCTAAGTCGTCGAAAGTCCCGTTAAGTGTTGCATATTTTGCAACGGTTTCCTTTTTAGCGTCTAGCACTACGACCCCGCCTTTATTACCTGGGTCTATGCCTATGATATATTTATATTTCATATCTTTTCCCCTATAATGTTGGATTTAATGGCATTAATCATTAAAAGCCCTAGCCATCGGGTTAACTCTAGCTCCTTTTCGGCTGGAATATCCTTTATATATTTATACCCCATATCGCTACGGAAAAGGGCGTAAAAATGTTTCTCACTTTTACGACTAACGGCTAAATAGTCGTCTTTTATTTCTAAAGCTAGGTTATACTTTTCGCTTGTTATGTCCATTATTTACTTTCCTTCAAATGTTTTTGATAGCCTGGGCAATGGTCGGAGTAATTACAATACCCCTCACAACGTACCCGCGCCCCTTTATGCTCGACAATATCATATTTAACTTTTATATTATTGTCGGCCCACTCTTTAGCGTCGGCGTAAGTAGGTAAATTCTTAGAGCTTTTTTTATTTGTCCCTTTCATTACCTTAAAAACGGTCGGCCTTTCCCAACGGTTAATAATTGAACATTGGTTACCCTGGCCATTTCTAGCGGCTTTTAGCTTAGCTATATCGGCCCTTAATCTTTGTTCGATTATGCCATCTGTGAATATTTGAATAGGCATTTCAATTATCGGGCTTGTCGGGTAATTAGGATCGAATTTCCCCTTAGCCCCTGACCAGTCTTTTATATATAGGCTTACCGCTATCGACTTAACGGGAAAGCCATTGGCCCTTAGCATATAAGCATAAATATTTAATTGCTTAACCCACTTTTGGTATTGACTGCCTGGTTCGTCTTTGAACTGATAAGCCCAAACCGTGCTTACCTTATAATCTAAAAGCTGGCAAGTATCGCCGTTATAATAATCCAAAGCCCCCGTTATCTTAGCGCCGTCTATATCTATGGTTAAGCGCTCTTCTATAAGGGCGTTTTCGTTACCGTTAGCCCTTTCTATGTAATCGTGCCACGCTTTACCCAAAGCAATAGCCGCGAAGTCTATCGCGTCGGGTTCTTTAGCTGGGGCCGTTTCGCTTAGGGCTACATAAAACGGGTCGTCGCAAAGCTGGGTTACACTGGCAAAAGCCGAAGGGTCGCGCTTATAGTCGTCTTTAGCTATTGCGTTGAATACTGGGGCGGGTATGTTATAGTTATTGGTCATTTTGACTACCCCCCAGTTTAATTAAAATGTCTCTTATTTCAATCATCCCATATATAGGGAGTGAAACGCGTTCATATAATTTAGGATTAACGGTAACCTCTTCTATGGTTTTTATTAAATCTAATGCCTCTACTTTAAGCAAGCTTAAAAGCCGCTTTTGCTCAGATAAAAAATAACTCATTACTACTAACTCCTTTTGGGCTTTTCTCAAACCCTATACATATAATATAGTATATCTATTATAGTAAGTCAAGTAATTAATTAAAAAAGTGAGGGTGTTATATTTTTTTATTGCAGAAAAATAAGCCCGCCTATTGAAACGGGCTTTCAATGTGTGAATTAAATCAATAGGAATATTATATAATATATATGATAAATATTATACTAAGTGCCCATAGTGCCGATAAAATAGGCCGTTACGATTGTTAGTATTGCCCCGATACCCATAGTGATAAGTTTCCAGTTTTTAGCGTCCTTACTATCTAGTTTTTTATCTATCGACGTTAACGAGTGGGTGATTGTTAGTACGTTATTATGTATGTCGTCGGTTTTTTGGTCGTTCGCTTTCATGCTTTCTTTTAGTCCTTCTAAATTGTTTTGTAAAACAGCGATTTTAGTCTCAGCTTTGCTTATCCTTTGTTCCATATCCATTAATTATTTACTCCTATTAAAATTCGTTTTCGCCTTCGTATCCCATTAATGTTATATTAGTTAAAAAACTTTCACTTCCTGACGTTGACCCCGTTGAGCTTATGGTTTGGTCGTATTGCTCTATCGGTATTAATCCATGTTCCCTTATCAATACGCTGTTATTAGTAAACCCGTAGTTATTGGTTGTTAGGTGTTTACCGTCTATGCCTAAATTTTGTGCAGCTCTAACAAAGCCCGCCGTACTACTCCCAGCATTACGCCGCCCTATTAATCTTATAAACGCTTCCTTAGCGTGAAATGGTAGCCACCTAGATAGGTTTAACCGTCGGTTAGTCGTAACCGTGAAATTTTCGCTTTGAACTGTAAAGGTTAAGTCAGGCAATGAGTAAAATTCGCCCCGCTTCCTAGCCGTTTTAATATCGCTAGACCCGTCGGTTTGTATATTCCCCATATAACAAAAAGCGTATTCGTTGCCCCCGCCAGGGTAAAGCTCTTGGGTCGATTGTAATAAATACGGCTTAAAGGCGGTTGTTTGTCTTATTTGCTGGCCAGCTTGCCCCGCTAAGCTTTGGTTTTGCCAATTTGTGTCAATGCCAGCCCCGTAGCTCGCGTCCATTGTAACTTCTATTTGGTTGTGGGCTAATATGTCAGTAATAACCCCCTGGTTAAAGTCATTGGTCGCGCTGTTTTGTGTCCCTAGCCTTATTATTATCCTTGATCCAATTGTAAAAATATTAGCGTAGTTCGATAGGTTAAAGGTAAAAACCGACCCCGACGCACCTAGAGCCCCCCCGCTTGTCGTTGTCAATGTGCTATTAACGGCTGGCCTTTGAGTAACGCCGAAGCCCTGAAAACGATCGTCCCCCGTTTTAGAAAAATCAGCAAAGGCCCAAATAAAATAATCCCTTAGCCCCGACAAGCCTACCCCGTCAATTATGCCCCCTGTTTTAGCCGTTAAGTCTATGGCCGTGTCGTCAAGGTCTATAATCCAGCCGTCGGTTATTTCTAGCCATTCAGTTTGATTAGTAAAAGCCCCTGAGCTATCGAAAACCCGAAAGGGTATTCTTATAATATTATCGCCGTTGCCAGTTGGTAAGCCCTTTAACCCGACTTGCCGATTAGATCCAATAGTGGTACTAAAATCGTAAACGAATTGAGGCCCATAAATATTTGAGTAAAAATTATCTCTAACATTGTTAAACCTGGGGGCAATGTTTCGGCTAGTGTTTGGGGCTATTATTTTGTTACTCATTAGCGGGTTAATCCTATTAAGTCGCTTGTTACTTGCGTCGTGTTGTCAATACTTATTAAATCGGCTGTTATGTCATCCCAGCCCGCTAAGCTATTCCTAATTATTACCGCGTCGTTTAGCGCTAATTGTACGCCGTACCCTTTGGGTATCTTGAAGGCTATTTGATTTTGCACCCTGTTTAAGTAATCAATCCAAAGCTCGCCCAAAAATACGCCCGCTTGTAATGACTTAATCTGTATACTCGAATCGAACCCGCCGTTAATCGTCTTGGCTTGCTTTTGAGTTTCCCCAAAGGTAGCGGCCCCCTGTAATGTTTCTATATAGTAGCCGTTTATTAATTCCTTATCTAGCCGCGTGCTTATAGGGTTGGAATATAAATTAATTGTCCCGTCTATATGTCTATCGGTAAACGTGGCTAGGCTGGGTTTTGTTTGTACTTCGGAGTTATCACAATACAAAACCCCGTTAATACTATAAAGCCTTATACAAGCCATGGCCGCGATTTCTTGGATTAAGCCAAATACTGAGCCTTCGGGCCTAACTCGATTCACGTTTATTAATACGTTATCGGTATCATAAAAATTATTACTTTTATTAAATGTTCCTGAGTCGATTTTAATTTTATAAAGGTCGGCTATTTCCCTTATTGCATTTACAGGTGTTTCAAAATCGTCACTAACATAAATAGCGCCATGATCTAAGGCTTTTTGTAAATCCGAAGTTATTGAAACTGTGGCAGCCCTTGTTTCGTTATTGGCTGTTATTTCTTTAACATGGCCAGTAAATACCCTTACCCCGTCAATATTAATCTTTATACTAAACCCGCTTAGCTCAGCCCCAAAAAAAGGCGAGTTATTCGCGTTTATATCCCAAAAGCCGCCGATATTAATACCCGTTATGTCGTTAATATCATTAATAGTTACTTGCCCAAAGCCGCCCGCCGATTGCACTACGTTAGGGATATTAGAAACGAATTTACTAATGTCTTCGTCATTTAATAATACTTGCCTACCCATTAGATTTTTACCAGTTTATAATTTTTAATTCGATATTCCTGAATTAAAGCCTTAGCCCTTTTTAAGGTTTTAAGCGGCCTTTGTTTAGTCCCTGGGTTTTTATCGTCGCCATTATCTGAATAATAGAAAAATGTAACCGTTTTTATATGGGGTATTAAATCGACGTTAGGGGTTAAAAGGCTTTTGTCTTTCACGCTTTGGTATTATCCTCATGTTCTGACGTTTCTATAAAGCTAACTTGGTGGCCTTTCATTTCATGTGCTAGACTACGCGTTTGGCCTTGTTCTCTAAAAGCCCCGCCCTTCAAAAAGTTAGTAAAAAATTGCTGAGCTATAGCGATATTTTCCAAAGTGCTTTTAACTAAAATATATTCAATAGTAAAATCATAAAGCCCCGACGTTGGGAAAGTTTCGCCTAACTTGTCGACTAAGGTAAACTTGCTTAGGGTGTTAGACTCAATATAAAAATGCTTATCGGTGCCCCCGTCGTTTATGATAATCCAAAAGCCCCGCCAGTTATTCTTAACCATTGGTACGCCCCCGACAATGTTAGGGGCTAGGGTATTATCAGAACTATCAAAAGTACCGTTAACCGCGTCGGGGTTACCCGTTTCGGGGTCTACAAATATAGTTGAACCTTTGGCAAAGGGGTAAAATCTTAGGCTACCATTATCGGCCATTATGTTAATTAATCGCCTTAGATCGTCGTTATTAGCGTAATGGTTGCCCCCACCGAAAGTAAAATTGAAAGCTTTTCTTATTGAGTCGTAATCGCTGTGAGGGTTGCCTAGTATGTCGCTTATACTAGAGGAATTTACAAATTCATTACTAATATTAAGAAGCGACGGCGGCCATTTTATCGTTAATAGGCTGTTAAATGCTTCGCTTGTTAGTGTCGTCGATTCATCCCAGGGGCTAATGTCTACGCTTGAAAGCCCCGCGTCAATTAGTGGCGAGTCTATTAAATAGGGCTGACCGTTGCCCGCATCCTTGCCTTCGGCCTGTAACCTAAAGCCGTCTGCTGGGTAGTCAGGGGTTAAAGCGCCTGAAAGATTCGTAAACATAGGGTTTAAGTCGGGGTCTATGGCGTTGGTTTCGTCTAGCGTAACATCGACCGCGCCCGCCGTTGTATTGTCTTCAATGACAAAGCCGACCCCAGCGTTCGCAAGCTGGCAATAATCAAAATTATAATTATAATATTCAGTTCCTGACGTTGGTTGCTCGACTATCGCGACGTGCGTAATATTTTGCATAGTGCATGAGTCAAAATTAAAATCTGTCGCGTTAGCGTCACTAGTATGCGCCGTATTACCATTAATAAGCGCGTCAAAGCCATAAAAAATATTTCTTTTAATAGCTATGTTTATGCCATTGGTGGCCGTTTGGTTTTCTATAACATAAGACATTCTATTTTGAGGACTGAGCCCCGAAGTTGAAAAGCTAGGGTTAAGGCCGATAAAAATATTATTTTCTATTGTGTCGCTTGTCGTGGGGGCTAGGTTTTCGAATATCCTAAACCCAACAAATACGCAATATTTAGTATTATAAAACAGCGACGGACTGCCAAATAAATCGAAAACGTGAGCGTTTATAGTCGTCGTGTTATTGTTTATAAAAGTACAATTTTCTATTGTACCTGTTGACCCTGAGTCATTGCCAAAAAGCGCGGCGGGTTCGTTAACTTCGAATATAATCCCATTAATACCACCCGACCAAGCGCCGCCACCGCCGCCCCCAAAAGTGAAAGTATTAGGGGTAGTAACCGTTATTTTAGCTGTTTCGCCTTGTTCTACTTGTATGTTGCGAGTCGTAATAATATTAACCGCGCCCGTTTCGTTAAAAACTAATTCACCTGTAAAGCCATCTCTAAAAATATGAACTGTATTTTTAGAACCCGTAGTGCTTGCTAGGGCGTTTATTATAGTACGCTTAGGGCTTCCCTCTGTTCCAAGATTTCCATCGTTTCCATTTAGGGATACCCATATGCTATTAACATCGTCGGGGGCCGTTTGTGGCAATGTACCCCTTATGCCCGTTTCGGTCGTAGGCCCGACCGCCCTTGTAACCGTTGTGTTATAAGTCGTTTGTTTATCTATTTCAAAATCCATGTTACAATAAAACCCCGTTAATAAAATTATCCATAAATATTTAATCCCTAACATTGTTAATTTTCCCGCTTTCCATATTTTTATTAGCTATGTTAATTATAAAACTCTCGAATTCTCGCCCTAAAATCGGGGCTATTTCCGAGTTATCCGACGTCGTTATATTATTAACCATATCTAAGTTAATATTATTAGTATTATTATTTTCAATATTTGCTCTATCTCTGTTAAAAATGCCCTGAGCTAAAATCGGGGCTATTTCGCTGGCCGTTATAGCTAAAGGATTAACCCCGAAAGTATCGGGCGGGCTTAAAGCTAGCGGGTTATTAAAGTCAGTACCAGTACTGACTGGCGGCGATAATGCAAAAGGGTTAGCCGCTTTTTCCCCTGGCGGTGGCGGTGGGGGTGTTGGGCTTGTATTTACAGGCGGGCTTAATGCAAAAGGATTGCTATTAAACATTGATAAAAAGCCTTTCCCCATTGCGTTAACCGCTTCTTTTCTTAATATGAATTCCCCAGGGTGCGTTTTAACTATAGTTTCACGGTCGGGGGTTGGGCCGCCTTTTCTAAACTCAGGTAAAGCGCTTAAAACTTCGTTAATTTCTTCCTCACTTGCCCCAGCGTCTCTCATTGTGGTAGCTATGTCTTCCCGCGTGTTTAATAATTCCTGTTGTTGCTCAGGGGTCAAAGTGCCCGTTTGTTGAGCTTCTCTAAAAGCCGCTATTTGGTCTTGATGCTTACGTATAAGCCCACTTAATCGGCTGTCGGTTTTGTCTAAGCTGTTATTCATTTCGTCGATTAAGTTTTTTTGCTCTAGCTGTAATTGTTTTATTTCAATTTCTTTGTCAAGTCTTTCGGCTAAAGTGCTGTTTGTTTCGTCCATTAAGGCCAGCTCAGCTTGTAAAACGTCTATACGGTCTTGTAATAATTGGTTAAACATTTCGACGAATTCAGTTTCTGTTATTTCGTCTAAGTCCCTTTGTAACTCTAAAAGCCTTTTTTGACGGTCGAAAAGATTTTCAAGGGCTTCGGTCGTTTCTGCTGTTTGGTCTTCTATGGCTATCAAGTCTAGAAATAATTGTTGTAACCCTTCGCTTAAGGGGCTGTTTTCAATGTCTTCACTTAATAGTATCCCTAGCCTTTCTATTTCCTCAGCCGTTAAATCGTCGAACCGTCTTAAAAGGTCGGTCATTTCGTTGGTTATTTCTTGACTAATACCCGAAAACGTAGCCTTAATTAATTTAGTGGAAACATTGGATAGGTCTGCAACCCCTAAAGCCTGGGATAATTCGCCCCTTAGTTGCTCCGATATAATACCCCTTTGCTTTTCTAACTCGGTTAACTCGTCGGCCCCTAAAGCCATTCGAAATTCTATTAATCCGATTTGCTCTTGGATAATTTCATTTTGTAAGCTTAGTATTTCGGCGGCCCTTTCTAGCTGGCCGTTGCCTTCCTCTATTGTACCATTGATATTTATTAAATCGGCGTTTAGTGTCTCCAATACTTCGCGTAGTTTCTTTTTAGTGTTACCGCCGTCGTCTATACCCAAGCGGGCTAATAATGCTTGCCTTTGATTTCTAGACCCCTCTAAAGCGAATTCTATTTCAGCCTCCCTAGCTTCCAATATACCCCTTTGGGCCTCTTCGCTTTCTATTTTTGCGGCTATTTCGTCGTTAGTTAATTCTATAAATTCCTGAGCGAAAAGGCTTTCCCTTTGCCTTTCTGCATTAATAGCCCTTAAAGCCTTAAGCCTTTCCCTAGCTTGGTCTAATGACTTATCGCCTAACTCGGCGGCCCTATCCATTAAACTAATTCTAGTTTCATGTAATTTATTAATCCTTTCCTCAGCGTCGGCCCGTCTTTGGGCTTGTTCTTCCTGGGTTAATTCTCTATCTTTGAAAAGTGCTGTTATTTTTGCTATGGCTTTGGCAATGATGGCCCCGCCTACAATAAAAGCCCCGATAAGATTAAGCGGCGGCGGCCCCTCTAATAAAGCGGTCCCTACCTTTTGGGCTATATCGGCAACGGCTAAAACGCCCGCCTGAGTGCTTTCGGCGAAAGCGTCGGGAATATTTTCAATGGCTTCTATCCCTAGATCGATAGCCCCCTCTATTTGCTCAAATGTGTTTAATATTCCATCAACGGCTTTTTGTATTTTTTCGGCCTTTTGTTGTTCTAATAATTCAGGCCCTTTAATTAACGAAATTTCGGTCAATAATTTAACCGTTTCAATAAGCGCTGCCCGTTGTTTTTTTTGTTCGTCGGTTAATTCTTGACCCGCCGCCGTTTGTTTATCTAAAGCCGTTACCCTTTCGGTAATTAATTTTAAGTTTGCCTGCTCAGTCTCTTTTAATTGCTGTAAGGGGGTAAGCCCTTTAGATCTTATTTGGTTTATTTCATTTTCGGCGCTTTGTATAAGGGATAAGGCGCCGCTTGTTTGCTCTAACTCTTTACGGGCTTGTATTAATTTACGCTCGTCCACAAAGTCAAGCGCCCCCGTTTCGTCTTGTAATTCCTGTACTTTGTCCGTAATTTCGGTTACTTTGTCTATTGATAATTGAATTTCTTCTTTTAGCCGCTTAGCTTGTTTAACTTCCTCTTTTTGCTCGTCGGTTAATTCCCCCGACTTGTTTATTAGTGTATCGAAATTTATTTCGTCGAATTGGGTTTTAAGCTCAGTTGCCCGCCCTGTTAACTCGGTTAAGCTAACCTTACTTATATCATTTAATTTATTTTCCAATTGGTCTAATATTTCTTTGCTTTCCTCAAAGCCGACCGCGTTAATTAAATCTAATTCCAATTGGTCTATTTCAATTAGTGCATCTCTAAGCTTTTCGGATTGTTGGGCGACTTCCTCAAAACCTTTTTGAGACTCGACGGCCCCAGCTAGGCCAGGGGTAAGCCCTTTTAATTTGGCTAGCTCAGCCGTTTGCTTGCTTACTTCCTGGGTTTGGGCTGTTATTTGTTCGTTTAGCCCGTCTATGTCGGTTTTTTCTAACACACCACTTAAGCGATTAACAAAAGAGCTTAAAAGGGCGGTCTTTTCGGCGTTAAGCAATTGTGCCGCCGTGTTGGTGTCTTCTTTTGCCCCCGCCTCATCAAAGGCCGCCTGGGCTTCTTTTATACCCTTAAGCTCAGCCACAAATTCAAAGTCTTTGAATTTCTGTAATACGCTTAATTGAACTGTGCCCTGTTGTTTTATAAACTTAAAAGCGTCGGTAAAATTCCCGCCCTCGACTTCGGTTAATAGCTGATTTATTGACTTCTCTATCCCATCAGCATTAATAAAAACGGCTTGCGGCTTCGTTGTTGCTGGTTGGGTTGTTACCTGTGGCGCTATTTGCCTAGCCTGAGCGCTTAAATTAAGCCCTTCTAGTTCCTTTTTCGCGTCCTTCAAAGAACCCGAAAGAGCGTCGACGTCGTTTCTTAGAAAACCTAAAAACCCTAAGTCCCTACTTAAATCGGCTAATTCAATGCCTACGTTTTTAATTTCCCTAAAAACACCCTGACTTAATGTTTTTTCTTGGCTTAATTGGTCTCTTAAATCAGTTAACCCCGCCTGGGCTAGCTTAACGGCCTTTTCCTGCTCTATTATTTCGGCCTGTTTTTGGGCTTTGAATTCTTCGCTTTGTTCTCTATTGTTTTTTATAATTTCGTCGAATGATTTTCTTAAGCTTTCGGTTTCGAAACTATCCCTTATCCTTTCGATTTCTTCCAAAGAGCTTTTAGCAATGTTAAACACTTGCCCGCGTAACGACTTGCCTAACTCGGCTAATCTTTTTTCTAGGGCTTTACGGGCTTGTATTTCTTTACGCTCAGCGTCGCGCGTTTTTCTAGCGTTATCGACTAAACGATTAAAATTTTCTTCCTCTTTTTCTAACCGTTTTTTCGTTTGCTCAGCCTGTAACTTTAATAAATCCTTTTGCCTTTTAAGTGCGTCCTTAGCCGCCTTATCCTTATCCTTTTCCCTTTTCTTTTGGGCGTCGCTGGCCGCCTTATCCCTATCGGCCTGGGCTTCCTGAAATTTCTTACCCGTGCTTTGTAGGCTATCAATATCGCGCCCGACTAAGCTTATACTTTTGGCTACCTTGTCGCGGCTTTCTTCTAATTGAGCTAAAGCCCCGCTTAAATCGCCCGTTTGTACTAAGTCTACGGCGGTGGCTTCGTCTTGTTGCCCCGACATAATCCTTTTTATTTCGGCTTGTTTTTCGGCTAGTTGCTGAGCTAAAAGGATTCGATCCTTTTCGGCCATTTGGCTAGCTTCTTGGGCCTCTATTGCCCCTTTTATTAATTCAATTTGCGCGTCTAGCTCGACTAAAACAGATTGCAAACTAGCCTTTTTAGCCTTAAGCGTATCTATTTCGGCCTGGGTTCGTTGTTCTTGGGATTGCCCAGCCTCTAAGATTGCGTCAACTTCTTTATCTAATGACTCGTTTATTTCTTTTGATAAGTCTAATTGCGCCTGGCTTAATGGTAATATTTCGGCCTGGGCTTCGGCGGTTTCTTCGGTTGCTGTTTTAATGTCACTTTGGGCACTTTCTGCTTCGTTTAGTGCTGTTATTTGTTCGTCAAGTATTGAGTTAATTTGATTTAAGGCCGCTTCACTATCCCCAAATTCGTCGGCTATTTGTTCGACAATGGCGGCCCTTGTAAGCTCATCATTAATGTTTTCTTTGTTTAGATCGACTTGCCTTTTAATTACTGTTTCTATTTGTTCGGTGGCTTTTTCTATATTACTTTCAGTTATCAATAATTGCTTTTCTAACTCTAATCGTTCTTGGGTTAGTTCAATTTGGTTCTCAGTCGTAATTTGTCCATTTTCTAATTCTTTATTGATACTCGCGATTTCTTCTTTTAAATCTGCTGCAATCCCTTTTGTTGTTGCTATGGCTTCACCGGCATCTGCGCCAAATATTTCTGCCCCGGCAACATCTTTTAATAAATCGGTTACGTTATCGCTTAAAGCCTCTAAAGCTTGGTCGGCGGCCTCAAATTGTTCGGCTAGGGCTAGGGTTTGTGCCGATTCGTTAGCCCTTAATAATAGTTCGTTTATTTCTGTTAATCGTTCCTGAGTAACTTCGCCGTCAGCATTTAACAATGCCTCTATTTCGGCGGCGGTTCCTGGCGATACTTCGGCCACGTTTGCAATATTAGCCCTAACACTTTCTAAAGCGTCGTCTAATCCTTCGCCACTAATAACGCCCGACGCAATAACGCTGCTAACTTGCTCTAAAGCCCCACCAACGCCCGCCGCAATGCTTTCTAGGGCTTCCATTCGTTGAACGGCTTCGGCGAATTTTTGCTCACTACTTTTGAATATATCGTTAATAAACTCTAAGGCCCCAATACCTATATCCCTAAGGCCGCCTAAAACACCCGTAAATGCTTGCCCCGCGTTTATTTGTACGTCTTCCAATAGTTGATTAAGTCGGGCGCTTTGCTTTTCAGCCGATGGGGTTAAGCTTTCGGCTATGGCCGCCGCTTGGTTGGTAGTGTTTTCAAAAGTCTTTAGAAAGTCATTAGAGCTTTGGCCTGTTTTCTCAAAATTAGCTTGTAAAAATTGTAATGCTTCGCCGCCTGTGCCCCCAAGCTCAGCCGCTAACGCTTTGCCCGCGCCGCCCGATCTTTGAATGGCTTCTATAAACTTAACAGCCGATACGTTGCCATTTTCTAGCCCCGCGTCGATTAAGCTAAGCCCTTCGGGTAACTTGTCCCCTATGCTTTTTAATAAAGCGGGGTCGGTCATTGCATCGTTAAGCTTTAAGAATATTTCCTCAGCCGCGCTTGTCGCTTCGCTTACCTCAAAACCCGACTTAGTTAATTGAGTAAAGACCGCCGCGCTTTCCTGAGCCGCTTTTTTAGAGTCTCCCATTATTAAGTTAGCCTTACTAAATACAGTACCTAACTCGGTTATACTTTCGCCTAATGGGTCAGCCGCTACGCCTTTTAATTGGGTAGCCATAACGGCGGTTAAGTCGGCGGCTTCCTTAGCGCTTACCCCCATAGCCTGAGACAAACGGCCTACGCCCGCCGCTATATCGTCTAAAGGTGTTTCAACGTCACTAACTTTTGATAAGTTTAATATTGCTTCGGTGGCTTCGCCTATATTATCAGGGGCTTCAAAACTTGCTATCGCTATGGATAAATTATTTACTTGCTCAGCCGTTACATTTAAGGGCCTTTCGATTGCCTGAATTTCGGCCTTTATGTTATTAAATTGGGCCGTTGTTATTTCTATATTTGGGTTTTGTTGTATTAAGGTAGCGTTTAGCTTTTCGAACTGGTTGTTAATTCCTTCAGCTTTTTTGGCCGCGTCTAAAGCCGCCCCGCTCCAGTTTGCCAGCGCGTCAATCCCTACGCCTACTATTCCCGCCGTTTTACCAAAGCCGCCCAGCACGCCCGCCACGTCTAAATTTTGTACCGATTGAGATATAGTCGCGAAATTTTCGCCCGCTTCGGCTAGAAATGTCGTTTTACCCGTCTTTTCTAATTTATCTTGGAATTTGGCTATTCTTTTATCACTAGCTAATATTTGGGCGTCTAGCTTTTTTTGTATTTGTAATTGTTTAGCCGCGTTACCCTGGGCATTTTTAAGCCGTTGGTTAGCTAATTGCTTTTCGGTGTTAAGCTTAGCTTTTTCGAGTGCTATTTCTTGGTCTATACGGTTCTTAGTAGCCTTAACCCGTTGTTTTCCCGTTGCCTCAGCTTCGCTTACTAAGGATTTTCGTAACTTATCGTTTTCGACTTCTAACTTGGCAAAAGAATTTCGAAAGTCGTCGCTAGTATCGTCGAACGCCCCGCCCATTTCCTTAGCTGTTTTCTTTGTGGCTTTGCCTAGCTTATCGATTTCTTTAACCGACTCGGCTACACCCTTATTAATACTTTGGCTTATAGATTGATCGGCAACGGCTTTATTTATATCTGCAAAAGTGCCTAGTATACTATCTTTGAATTCCCCTAACGCCGTCTGAGCTTTGGATAAGTCGGCCTCTAACTTGATAGAATATTCTTTGATAGTTGCCATTAATCCTTATCTCCATATAAATATTCATGTAATCGGTTATCGTTCTCAGCTTGCCTTAAAAGTATAAGCCTTAAACGAAGCTCGCTGCATTGGTTAATTGTTCTTTCTGTGAATCCCCTTTCTTTGTATAGGCTTCGGTATAATTCGGATTTATCCAAGTCGGGAAAATTTGGCTTACTAGAAATTTCGTGTTTTTTTTTAACATTTGGTCGGGCACTAATAAGGCGCAAAACATTCTTACAAGTGCGTCTAGCGGGGCCGTTTCCCTTAGTATAATGGCCGATTGTTCGTCGGTCTTCCCTTCAATCTCAGGGCGTAAATACTCGAAAAATATGCGCTCTACGTCTTTGGCTATAGCCTTTTGATTAATAACAGCCGCTTGTAATAATGCCCAATCCTGCCAGCGTTTCTTACTAATTAACTGGCGCCCGTGCTCTATTTCTTCTATATGGCCAACGTCTTTATATAAATCAGGTAAATTAACATCGTCGGCGGCGCTCGACATTTTACGGAGTAACAAAGCTATATCTTTGCAGTAGCTATCCCAAACGCCATGTCGGGGATATCTTACTCGGATAGGTTGCCCCGACCAATTTACCTCAAACCTTAACAACTCTTCGCCGTCTTCATTGGTGGCTAAAATTATATCGTCGTCAAGGGTGCCGCTTTCGGTGTTAATTTTAAGTATATAATTACCTTCCATTTTTACCCCGTTATTTTATTTATTACACTCTTACGATTTTTGTTACTGTCGACCTTTCGGCGGTTGTCTCTGATTGTTTTGATTTTTTCCCGCTTAACTATTTCGGTATCTTTTATCTTTTTGCCCTTAATCATTCGATAAATCAATT